ATGGTATTACGCAAAATTTTTCTTGTAATATTAGCACAAATGATATCACTTATAAAGATAAGGATTTGTGTTTCATTAATCTATTATGTTTACCACCACGAAAGGACATTTCTGGTTATTTTATGGAAACTAGTGATGGTATTAAACCTAATGGTTTTTACTTAACTAGAGATGAAGATGGTTCATTGGAAGTGATTGATGTAAAGAAAATCTACACTTCTTCTTTTGATTTAAATGAAGAATCAATTCCTATTTGGCGAGGTACTCCATCACGTATCACACAAGATGGTGAATGTGGTTCACCTCTCATAGCAGAAACTTCTTTTGGGTATGCTATTTTGGGTATACATATGATGGGTTCATTAGTGAAACCTGTCAGTGGTGCCATTCGCGTATCAACAGAAGATTTATGTCTAAGTGAACTAAGCGCCAATGCGCCTCAAATTAGTTCACAGAGTGCCTGTAGAGAATTAGGTGATCTTAGTGTAAAATCTGTTTTTCGTTATATTGATGAAGGTAGTGCTAATGTTTATGGATCTTTTAAAGGTTTTAGATCTGAACCAAAATCAAGAGTTCAGTTAACTCCATTAGTTAAAAAGTTGGATAAACATGGATATAAGATTAAATATGGTCCTCCAGTGATGAATGGTTATGTTCCATGGAGAACTGCTGCTTTGGACATGGTTAACCCTGTAGATACTATAGATTCAGCAATTGTTGATAAATGTGTTCAATCTTATTTATCAAAATTAAAAAATTTAGATGTTAGTGAACTTATGGTCTATGATGATTTTACTGCAATCAATGGAGCTCAAGGAGTGAGTTATGTAGATAAAATCAATAGAAATACTAGTGCAGGCAATCCTTGGAAGAAAAGTAAGAAATTTTTCATGGAAAGTATTCCTGAAGAACATGGTATGCAACACCCTGTTAAAGTTTCGAAAGAAATTATGGACAGAGTGAATGATATCATTTCCACTTATGAATCCAATAATAGATGGATGCCTAATTTTTGTGCTCATCTTAAAGATGAGGCCGTTTCTTTTAAGAAAATTAAAGCTGGAAAAACTCGTGTTTTTACGGGTGCTCCTATGGATTGGACTATAGTTAATCGTAAATATTTGTTGTGTATAACTAGGATTATACAAAACAATCGTTTTCTTTTCGAAGCTGCACCAGGCACAATTGCTCAATCTTATGAGTGGAGTGAAATGTATGAATATATCACTAAATTCGGTGAAGATCGTATTGTTGCTGGTGATTATAAGGCTTTTGATAAAAGAATGAGTCCAGTGTTTATTTTAGCTGCTTTTGATATAATAAAAGCTTTATGTAAAAGATCAGGCAATTATGATGATGATGATCTTAGAGTTATAGATGGTCTTGCCATTGATACTGCTTTTCCGTTAGTAGATTTTAATGGTGATTTAGTTGAATTTTTTGGATCCAATCCATCTGGTCATCCTTTAACTGTCATCATTAATAGTTTAGTTAATAGTTTATATATGAGATACACTTACTTTAATCTTAATCCAGATAAGGAAGTGGAATCTTTTAATAGTAATGTTAGTCTCATGACGTATGGTGATGATAATATTATGTCTATTAGTAAAGACATAGATTGGTATCATCATACATCAATTTCCCAAGGGTTTGCTTCCTGGGGAATCACTTATACTATGGCCGATAAAGAGGCCGCTTCTATACCTTTCATTAATATTCGTGACGCTTCTTTCTTAAAAAGAAGTTGGCGGTATGATGAGGATATAGGAGCCTTTTTAGCTCCTTTAGAACATGATTCTATAGAGAAAATGTTGATGGTTTGGGTTAAATCCAAAACCATATCAACTGAAGAACAAGTTGCAGAGGTTATGACTGCAGCTATCAATGAATATTTTTTCTATGGTAAAGATGTTTTTGAAGAAAAATTAACTTTATTTAAGTCTGTTATAAGTGAATTAGAATTAGATTTGTGGTTTGAAGATAAACCACTACCTGATTGGAACTGTCTTCGGAAGAGATTCTGGGACAATTCCGCAAGGGTGGGTTGTATGCCGTCCTTTTAATAAAACCAAAACGTACAATTTTTGTAGTAGTTACTGTGAGTACACAATCAACACCTGATGTATAATTGTACTTAAGTGTGGACTCAAAAATCTTTCCTGCATGGGCGTTCCCCGAAATCATTTTTTAGTGATGGTTTGCTGGAGCCGAAAAACATTAGGTGGTGCACGTTATTAGCTGAGTTGCAACGCGTGTTACTATATTTAACTCGGTATTTGTTTATTTAAAGAAGAGGTTATCGATCCTCTTGATATCGATATTGGTGAGGAAGATCTTGATTGTCATCCTCAAGCTACGGAGTTGTTTTTACATCTTCAGAGTGATATGCTTCAGGCGGGTGAGTCTGAAGCGGAAGAAAAAGTACAAGAACAGAATGTTGGCTTTCATGATGAAGAATCTGGAATCCATATGGACATTCCTGCGGAAATTGATTATACTATGTCAAAAACTACTGATAATAGTGATCTCGGCGATTACCTTAATAGGCCTGTTTTGATTTATACCAAAACTTGGACTGAAGGAACTAGTCTAAATCCTGTTACGGATGTTTTCGATCCATGGGAATTATTTTTCGATCAAGTAGCTATCCAGAAAAAATTGGATAATTACTATCTTGTACAATGTAATATGAATTTGAAATTTGTTGTTAATGCATCCCCTTTTTATTACGGGTGTGCTTTGGCTTCTTATCAGCCACTAACAAATTTCAATCCTGCACCAATTATCGTTGGTTCAGGTGATGAATATAATGTTAGTTTTTCTCAAAGACCACACATTTATATTTATCCACAAACATCTCAAGGTGGAACAATGACTCTACCATTTCTTTATCATAAAGAATGGTTAGATGTCACCACCCGGACAGATGTGGCAGAGATGGGTAAAGTTACCCTTTCATCTCTAACGGATTTGCTTAATGCAAATTCAGTTGCGGGCTCGAATTGTACTATCCAGGTTTACGCTTGGGCTTCCGATGTTAAATTATCGGGACCCACTCTTAAACTGGCTTTACAGTCGAAGAAGCGTTCTAGAAAACCCAAAAACGCCTCGCATAAAGATGAATATCATCATGAGGGTACTATTTCCAAACCTGCTTCTGCTATTGCTCGAGCAACTGGAATGCTTAGTGATATACCAGTTGTTGGTCCTTTTATGACTGCAACTTCGTATGCTGCTGATGCTATATCTGATATAGCCTCTCTATTTGGCTTTACAGATGTACCTGTTATTGATGATGTACATGAATTCAAAAGTATGCCATTGCCACAAATGGCATCTGCGGATATTGGTATTCCGATTGAAAAAGCATCTTTGGATTCAAAAAATGAATTGACCATTGATCCAAGAGTTTGTGGAGTAACTCTTCCCGATGAACTTAGGATTGAATCTTTTGCTCAACGGGAATCGTATTTAACAACTTTTAATTGGGATTCGACTGATGTTGCTGGTGATCATCTCTTTTCTATGAGAGTAACACCACAAGTCCGTCGAGTCAATACAATTACCAATGGTCACATTTCTTGGAACACACCCATGGGTTACATGGCGGAGTGTTTCAAGAATTGGAGGGGTGATATTAAAGTTAGACTAAAGTTTATCTGTTCACAATATCATCGTGGGAGAGTAAAAGTTTCGTGGGATCCACGAGGCGAAATCTCT